ACGGTATGAGAGATAACCCCCCATACAAATGTAGTCCAGGCAAAGATAGAGATGACAGAAATGCAAACCAGTTCGCCGACAAGCGGATCGGCTCAACGGGATATTGAGGGACATTAATTCCCCCCATAACCTCTGGAGCCCCGATGGGAAGACCAAGATCAACGGCTGCTTTCCAAATACTTCTAAACTTAGAGTATTTAAAAAGCCCACGCTTATGCATGGTTTTCCGATCTGCTTTTACGGACTGTTCGCGTAGAGACCCGGCGAAAGCAGCAGGGAGGTTAAACCAATTAACCTCCCCTTTGCTACCGCCTGCAGGGGCCACCCAATAAGAGAGAGGGAAGAAATATCCAGCCTTTCCCTTAACGTATGGCACCTCACAGAATAAACCCTTGGAGGGATGATAGAAGCTTTTAGGAGCCGATATAATACCCCCTAAGGACCGCATCGCGTCATCATACTGACGACGTTGGGTCGGAGATAAACCAGGGACTAAAGCATCGTCACCCGTACTCTTAGCAGCATATTTCCCAACATGCTGTAAAGCGTAAAAGGTTACTAACGGGAGAACCGCCCACGAGGTCGGCTCACCCATCATTGCTCCCCTGGTTGTCAAAACGGTAGGCCCAGGGGGATCTTTACAAGACTCCCTGATATACCGTTTATACCCCTGCCCAAAACGGCGCAATTCGTCAAACGAAACAGGTCGACTTTTATCGGTCGAGAACTTACCAGCGTGCTGTTGCACGCGGGGAGGCTTCTCTCCGAAAACGAACTGTTCCAAAGACTCGGGAACCCTAGCAAGCTTAATACCATTCGCAGAAATGTTTACCATTTCTTGGTATGAATCTTGATAGGGTTTCACGTTAGGGTCCGAAGACCACTCAGGAAACCAAAAATCGAATACAATAATGGGATCCGATCTAAGGTCAACCTCAATGTCCTCGGTTAACGTGACACCTGGCAAACACTTCTCATAAAGGGGTAGAGGGGCCCCCTTCCTAGTAATAATACCAGGAAGGAATTGCTTCACTACACTCCTAATGAAAGGTGGGTTAGGTACCCAAACCTCTAAATCACTATCGGGCTGGTATAGGAGTCGAGGACCGAAAAAGAGCGGTATAAACCGTTCCCAACGCCTCAACTCCGGTACGAAGTCCAATAGTTCTTCATAGAGTCCCCGTTGTGCCCAGAACCCGTGGCAATCTGTCGCAAAAGACAAATCTTGCGAATACCACGGCCCCTTCTCTCCTGAGAGGTCAACATCAAGTTCACCTCCCAGGGATTTAGAAGATCTGGGATCTTGTAGGAGGAAAAAGTCCGCAGCTTTACGAAAGGCCTGCTGCACCAAATTTGCTGCAGTAAGACCCAATGTAGGGACACGTACTTTCAAACCTTTCTCGGGTGCCACTAACGGCACCGCAGGTAAGGTCCCTCCTATTTCAAGGATATAGTCCAGAATAGTTTCGCAACCATCCATTAGGATGGTATTAAGAACTCTTGCAGACCGAATGTCACCAAGGAAAATGGAGTCAAACATCCCCGATGCTTTAACTACACCTGCCTTAGCGACAACTTCCTTTAAATACGGGAGAAGACAACCTTTCTCCAACTCGTTAGAAAGTTGGAAAAGCCAGATATCGCGATAGGCACCCGA